AAATCCAGCTGTAGGCGGTACAGCATTAGTAACAAGTCCACACCAGAAATCATCTGTGGAAGCCCAATCACCATCTAACATCTTAGCATTTGCCTCTTGAAAAAAGGTAATATCTCCTAATGCCATTTTCTTTATCTCCTATTAGGTGTTAGTTTGTTTAAAAATTGAACAATCTATCCAATCAAGATCTGGTTAACCTCCTCTATTTTAAGTCCTTTATTTTGCATCTCCCAACGAGCATAATTTTCGAGGGCTTTGATAGTTTTAGCATGAGTAGTAATTTCAGTGATTACTCTTACAGCTTTATCTTCTCTATCTTTTTCACAAGACCTTCTTATTTCATCACAGGTTATTCTAGACATGTAGATAGGAAAGCCTCCACCATGCCCACTTCTTAAAGCCTTCTGATTTTTTATAACTTCAGCCAAGTCAGTCTTTATCTGTCTTATGGTACTTCTAAAGACTCCTATCCCTATACCTACTCCAAAGAACCCAGAACAGGCTGAAATAAATATCTGTATAAACTCTATATGTCCCATTATGCTATTCAAGCTACCCTCCAATTACTTATAGGATCATCGTAGTCAAGTTCACTATATTCAGCTTCTATATCATCAGGGTTATCCTTTGGAGAGAAGTACCTTTCACCAAGTTCAAGCATCTCGATTAGGTAAGCTTCACAGTCCATTAAGTCCCAAAGAGCTGATCTAGGAAACATTAAGAGTTGTTGTTCGAGTTTTCTGACAGTAGCGCAAGAAGCATTATGGTATATGTAGCCACCTCTGTAGTAAGGAACAAGTTCCTTAACACGCAACTCTTTCTTCATTCCTCCACGTGCGTTTAGCCAGATGAGTTCGAAGAACGAACCTCGGCGAAACATCTCATTTTTAATAGGTTGTTTGATAAACTCGTTGAGAGATGTTACTTCGATACCTATGACCTTGGCACCTAGCCGTATGCCCATACTGAAGAGTGCATCGTAGATTTCATCTGGATACATTTTCTCTGACACAGCATCTCTGATGAAGACACGGGCACTGTTTAGATCAATCCCTACACCTATGATGGCAGTTTCAGCAGAGTGAATTTTGACAGTTTTGGCAGGATCTAAGAGGACAACTGTCTCGATGTTTCTGTCTTGTTGAATCTCTGGATCAGTAGTTTTAAGGTCAATTTCAGGTCTAAGGCTACGTTCTGGAGGTATGTTGTAGTATTTAAAGTATCCTTGTTGAAAAGCTGAGTCTTTAGTTGAAATTGGGAGATTTCGAAGCTCGCGAAAAAAGACATCGGTCTGGCCAGCATCAACGTGCTGTTGCCATTCCTTCTCAACATCTTCATCAGACATGAAGTGTGGGGCAGTTGACTTAAAGTCATCATCGCAAGCTTCGAGCCTAACTGATTCCCACTCAGGTGAATCGAGGAGTTTTTGTAGCACAGAGTCTTCATGCTTAAGAGTGTCAATGTAGACTATTTTCCAGTTCTTATGTAGACGTGGTACAGCTTTAATTACATCTGCATAGAGCCACTCATACCAACCTTTACGAATGTCATCGTTCTCGATCTTCTGAGGGTCCTCAAGATCATCTATGACTATTAGACCAGGGCGGTCATTCTTAAATAGCACACCTCGAACTTGCTGTCCAGCACCTCGAGGCCAAACAAGAGTGTCATAAGCAACCCAAGCTTTCTTTGAAAACACCTCGTCAAATTCTTTATTGTCGACTTCTTGAGTTTTAAAGTGGCCGAAGAAAGATCTAATAGCTCGGTTTGTGACTAATTCACGGCGTAGGTTTTCGGTCTGTAAGGAGGCAGCGTCATGAGATTTGTTAATGTAACAGATGAAACCTGTTAAACGAAACAAGATCCAACGAGCCATAAGGGCAAGAGCTACTATTGAAGTCTTTCCCCAGCCACGAGGTGCAGCTATAGCGACCTTTCGAGAAGGGCCATCAATGAGACGAAATATCTCACCGTGTACGTTATCTGCGAAAGGCAAGTTGAAGCGATCAGGGAAAAAAGTTCTAGCAACTGCCTTAGTATGATAAGCGCAGGATTCAAGGATTTTAGCTAATTCAAGCTTATGCTGCTCTTCTGGCGTCATTCCAGGGTTTATTCTCCAAAAGTTCAAGGTAGTCGTACTTTTTGTTATCTTGGATGTAGTTATATTCGGCAGCTCCAAGTTCAACTGCTTTAGCCCAATAATTATCAACTTTAATTTTATGTCTGTTAGTGAAAGCTTCTTCACCTATTTTAGCGTGCTTGTAGCCGTGGGTAGGGCCACCACAGACTGCATAGGCAAGAAGGACACCAAAGCCATGAGGGTAGTTACCATTGGCTGCGTAGGTACGATACTTGTATTGGCCAGTTTTAATGACCGCTGGAGTGTAAGGGCCGATGTGAGCTATTGGATCAGTTATGATAGCCCAGTTTTCGTAACCGAGCATTAGAGACTTTATTTGCTGGAGTTGCTCGGCACCTCCCCAGGAGATCATGTGATCAGAGTGAGCACCATAACCTTTGAGAGTGTTCAGATACCAGTCTCGGCGACAGATCCAGGGCATGAACTTCCAGAACATCTGCTGTTCGGTAGTGAAAGTCCCATCCCAGCCACCGTTAGGTAGACCTTGAGGACTGACCTTTAAAGTGTGTTTTATAGCTGCATCACCCTGGTGAGCCCACCTAATTGGAGGGTGACCGAAGCCTAGCATAGGATTGTCTGAGTGTCGATCCATGAAATCTACAGAGTCATTGAGAGTGTTACGACCAAATAGCACATGAGAATCTACACAGAATAAGTATTCACCTTTGGCAGCCTCAGCAGCTCGCATACGGGCACTTGTGAAACATGGTTCTTCTTGTCTTATAATCCTGACGTTATATTTCTTTGTGAATCCAACAGGGCAGGCAATAGGAAGAAGATCTTGAAATTGCTTGTCAGAGTTGTCACAGACTACGACCTCAGCAGGGCAGTTAAGGCCTTTCATGGCTTCAATAGCACTATTGAGAGTCACGTTTAGCATGACTATGTCATTGCGATTAGAGATAACTATAGAGAGTTTCATACCTGTGGAGGGCCTCCTTTCTTAAGCAAAAAGTAAACAACTTTATTTCTACCTAACTTTATATCATAAAGTTTAGTTTCTATAGTGTAGTCAGGGAAAAGTTTTGTGACTTCAGTTGTGAAAACTTCGTGATCCTGCCAAGTCATACGAAAGCGAGAGGTGCCTTGGTTAGTTGTTCTTATGAAGCGTTCAACGTGATCAGTTTGTTTAATTTTTAAACGGTCTATTTCAGCTTGATGTGGAGAGTTAATGTCAAAAGTTATGGCACGTGGCTTTGGAGTGACTTTTGTTAGGTTTTTGAGGATTATGCTTTGGCAGGCACGAGGTAAATGCACAAAGACAGCGCTAATTAACACTCCTTCCTGTGGATGAGTGATTTTATCAGTTATGTCACGCAAGAAAACACGTGGAGAGTAGTCTGGAAAGCGCTTGATTAGGCGATTTAGCATGGAATCTGAGGAATCGTAGCCAATGTAGTCTGGCTCATCTACATTTTCACTAAGATACTGTAAGAATCTGCCAAAGCCACAGCCTAAATCGAGGAAAGATCTACAATTACCTATGAGAAAGTTGAACATGTCGAGGGTGTAGGTAGGAAAAGTGTGTCCCCAAGCTGTCTCGGCACGCACTACTTCGCGCTCACCCCACTCATTCAGAGGTAATGTAGTAATCTTTGAACCACTCGAAGGTACTTTTGAGACCGTCTTCGAGCAGCACGGTCGGCGTAATGTCTGTGTTTGCGTCAACTTTCTCGATTTCTCCTCTTACAGCTGCCTTCCACTTGATTTCAGGGCGGAAGTTAATAAGTTCGAATGACAAATGTCTGATGATTTCAGCTAATTCAAGTATTGAAATTGTAGTGCCTGAAGCTACATTTATAGTTTTTTGTTTCGTGCAGTTAATAATAGTATTACACACATCTTCCACGTGAACAAAGTCTCTAGTCTGTAGGCCATTTCCAAAGATTTCTATGTCCTCTCCATCACAACAGCGCTTAATGAAAGATGAGACTACGCTATTTTTGTATTTAGAGCGTGGGCCATAGACATTGGAAAGGCGTAAGGTTGTTGCCTCTACGCCATAAGATTCTCTGTAAGCATTACAGATAAATTCACCAGCTAATTTAGATGCTTGGTAAGGAGAGAGTGATAAGGGAGCTCCCATTGAGGAAGTGTAGATGAAATGAGCTTTGGTGTCCCTCACGCAGTCAAGGCAGTTAGTGAGACCTAAGATGTTCTCATTAATCGCTTTGGAAGGCAACAGTATGGACTGTCTTACATTAGTGAAAGCTGCCAAGTGAACAAAGGTCTGGAACTTTGGCAAGTTCTTTAACTGAGAACTTTCGCAAATATCTTGGTTACACATCTTGTCGAGGACTTTAAAAGTCTTCCTCTGTTCTACAAGATAAGTAGCCAAGTTTATTCCTATGAATCCAAGGCCTCCAGAGATTACAAAGTCCATTAGAGCTCCAGTTACTTCGGATCATATTCACAGTGGTAGTGAGTACCTTCATCAACTATGTCAAAGCCAGGGCCAAGGGCATCTACCATAAGATACGTTGTGATCTTCTCTGCCTTGCGTATGTCAAAAGCGAGGCCGTCATAGTGTAGAGACCCAGGACTATGATTACCGTCCCTGAGAGAAGTAACATAAAGGTCATAGCCATAATGTTCATACATCCTCGCAACATTACCCAGAGCTTTCCTCGCTATCTGTTGAAGGTCGCCCAGCACTCCCTGTTTGTACCATACTGTCATGTTCAATTTCCTTCGGCTCAATATCAACTATCATACCAGACTCACGGGCAGCTTGCAGTCCACGCCTTTTGAATTCCTCAAGTTCAGCTGCCGTAAGCACCATCTGAGCTGAGGTAGAGTGGATACGAGTTGGAGCACGCAAACCGCTTATGTTGTTAAGGAACTGGGTGGCAAACTCACCTTTGTCTTTCAGCGATACTTGTCCATCTTGATCGTCAAAGATCTCATGGTAAGTATTAAGAGCTTTGTTGGTGAGGACTCTGATTTTTTCAGAAATTTTTTTAGCTTCTTGATCCCGCCCGTAGCGAATCTCAGAAAGTTTGCGCTCACCAAGCTCTGAATTCAAAGTATTAGAGACAGTCTGAGGATGTATGCCTAAAATATCTGCTATCTCACAATGCTTATGACCCCGAGCAGCTAAATTCACAATCTCATGATTGCGCTGCCAAAGGGCCTTAATATCGTAAGTTTTACGCTCAGCAGTACGTCTCAGGTCAGGTTCCCTAAACTCAAACCCATATAGTCCATTCCTTGTCTGTATAGCTGTATCTTCACTCATATTTACACCTCTCCATCATACAATACCATTATATCATACCTATAACCTTTTGTCAACGTAATTTTCAGTACATTTGAACATACTATGTGCCAAGTTTGTTTAATTTTTAAACAATCTATTTTTCAAATTAAGCGTACCAAAATGTACAATGTTGTACATTCTATACTTTTACAGACAAAATGTGAGGGAGTCAACCCGCGCGAGTATGACGCTCAACTCCCCCTATGGGCATGCCTGCTGACAATATCGGTAATCATTTCACAAGCTTACGATTTTGCTTGACATTGGCAGTTTGCAATGATACGATGGAATCATAATTTGCAAGTTTGTTCTTTGATAATCAGGTGCTATAATCGCTTAGGTTATAGATAACACAGGCAGGTGTTGGTAATAAGCCATAGGAGGGCTACTATGAATACTATTACCAATACAAAGGACTATGTAGTCAAGGGTATATTCTCGATTAATGCTTCTTTCAAAAAGGACAATGAGAGTACTGAGTCCAAGAACGTAGTCTTGAGGGTGCACTGCGACAATGTACCTTTGTCGGATATTGTTACTAAGGCTTTAAGTCCTATAAGAATATCCTGGCAGAACAATGTCGGCAGGAAGAACTTTGACACTATCAAGGACCGTAGTACTATCAACATCGACTTCTCCAGTCCTGCTAAGAAAGTCAAGTCTGACGAGGAGAAGATTGAGGAGCTGGCACACAGCTTCATGCTGGCAGGCATACCTGAAGAACAAGCCTATGAACTGGCAACTAAAGCCGTAACTAACCCTGAACTGATCCAGAAATAACTCAACCTCCAACACCTGTCTGTGACCTGATTATCAAAGTACAAACTATCTCTCAGCCATAAGCAGTCATGCCTATGGCTTTTTTTATGCTCTCCCTATTCTACTAACTACGGGCTCGGACGATAGGTTTGTAGTGGGTAGCTCTCATCTGCCTGTAATTGTACCAAATATTACATTGACATCTTGCTAATAGATATGTTATAATGTTTGTAATGTTACTAATGTTCCATGTACTGCTGTTCGTGTAAGTGTAACTTGCACACAATATAACATACACACATACAAACTATAAGAACTATATATAGAGAGTAATATGTGTGTTTGTGTGTGTGTGTGCTTGTGTGTATGTTACACGCCTATGAACAAGCATACCAAGAACAAACATACAAACAAACAACAAACAACAAACAAATGAGGGGAGGCATAACTATGGATGAGAAGAGTAGGAGGGAGAGTAGTATTAGTGTGCAGAGTAGAGTGAGTGTGATAGACCTGGCACGACTTGACTGGTTCTGGTCTAAGCAAGGAGTGCAGATGAGAAGTATGAGTCAGTTAGTTAACTGGAGTCTAATGGAGATGGCTGATCAGTTAGTTAAGCAAGGGCACATGGGAGATGAGGTTATGAGTAGTGTGTTGTCTGCTCATAAGTATTTACAGACCAGAGGGCTGTATCAGAGGAGTCATGCTAAGAGGTCTGGCAGCAGACTGGCTATGGCTATTAAGTTTGAGAGTATGAGGAAGGCTGGATTAGATCCTGAGCGTGAGCATCCAAGGGCACATGGACAGATACATAATGAGTATTCTATTGAGAGTCATGCAGGTCCTGATTATAAAGAGATGATTAGTCAAAGTGAATGGGATGAGATAAAGAAAGAAAGACAAAGAGCTAAACATGAAGAATATGTTAGGGCTAAGGAGCAGACTTTAAAGGATGCATGTGAGAGTGGTGTGATAGTAGATCATTATACAGGTGCCAAGTGCAGAATACCTGGTGAGGGATTCACACCTGGTACAAGGAGTGAGGAACTGGATAAGTATGATGAGGCACGTGAGAAGGAAATAAGAGCTAAAGAGAATCAACCACCTGATACAAGTAAGATGATATTCGCTGATGAGTAATAGATTGTTTAATTTTTGAACAAACTATGACTCATTAAATAGTCAATTTTCAAATAGCTGTCAAATAGGTATTGACAACTGCTGGTAGATATGGTAAAATGGTATTGTGTGATTAGTGATTAAATAGTTGATGGAAACTATGGAAGGAGGTGAACAAACTATGGCGAAACAGATTACAGTTAATAGAATAGCATTACAGGCTATCAAGAACCATGCTTACATGAGGAGGTTTCATCCAGCTACAGCCGTACCTGTTAATGATCCTAATTTGAGCCAGTGGTCGTTTCCAGTTAGCGATGAAGTATTTAAGGCATTGAGCAAGCACTGCAATCCAGCTGATATAGATGAAGTCTCAAGGGTGTTGATTAGACTATGTAGTGATACAAAGTTAGATCCACCTAAATGTCAAGAATGTGGAAGCACACAGAAATTGTTTAGGCTGAAGGGAAGTAAAAGGATAATATGCGAAGACTGTTTAAGGAGGTGAAGAGATGAGCAGATGCAAACACATTATAGATACCGTAGGCTTGCCGACCAGAGGTGAGAGGTGTGATAACAGAGTTCGGACTATCGCTGACAGAAATGGCGAGTCGAAGAGAATGAAACTGGCTGAGGGATATGTAAGCCATCCATACACTCATATGTATGAGAGTGTGAAGTGTGAGAGTGGCTTATGCGAATTTCACTACAACATAAGATATTATAAAAGACTGGGACATGGGAGGGAGTCATGATCGAACTTCAAGACATGGTTGAGAGCAGAAGGGTAAGAGTAAAGGAACTCGAAGAAGCCAAACTCAATTTGGCTAAGTTGGAACTCGAGGTAGCAAAGCAGTTAATTAAGTTAGGAGAAACTGGATTTCTTAAGATAGACTGGATGAGAATGGAGCAAGCAGTCTACGGAAGAAGAGGAAGGAGGGAAAGATGAAACTTAGAAGTCCGAATGAGATCTTTGAAGCTGCAAAGCGTATAATGCTCGATGGTAAGGATCCAGTTAGTGAGTATGACTGGGCATTAATAGCAAACTTTGCAGCTGTCAACATTCATGAGTCAGTTGGCAGTGCAGCACTAAAGTTCTTTATGATGATCTATAATTCTCCTCTCGATGAGGAGTATTTAGAAGGGTGCTGGAACTATCACAACAAACAGACGATAGAGGAAAAAGCATAATGAGAGTACTGACCTGTGAGCATAATGGGATAGAGTATGAGTTTCGTCTACTCGAAGCCAGCCGAGTGATACAGGTCACAAAAGGCGATACCTTCATGTACACACTAAGCATGAAGGGTCGCCTTTTTGTTTGCACTTGTCCAGGCTACACCTATCACGGAAAGTGCTGGCATAGAGGTATGGTATCAGAAGTTATTAACTCACCAAGGATAAATGAGCCTTGGGCTATTTGGGCAGAGGAGGCTGAGGTATGGAAGACAAAACATATGAAGAACTCGAGGATCAGTTATTAGATATATTGTTAAGTGGCAATACCTTCTGGGGCAAGTTCACTTGTGCTAATTGTGGCTCCAGACAGACATTTGAGGTGCCTAATTTACTGTTCACATCAGGTCAATGTGAGGAGTGTGGAGGTGTAACTAAACTAAGTAAATGGGGAATCACTGTACTCTTAAGGAGGGAGAGTCCAAGTTCGTTTAAAAATTAAACAAACTGTAGGAGGAAGAATGGAAACACAAGCTAGTACAAAAGAGGCAAGAAAGATTTTGAGAGCTCACTCTGAGCAGATAATCACAAGTCAGTTCTTTGTTGATCAGTTTCCAAAAGCATCTGGGAAGAGGATCTCGAATCTAATAACTAACCTTAGAATAAGAGGAGATTTAGGAACTACCAATAAAAAAGGAGTATATATTAACAAGTACCTCGTACAGCCTAAATATGATGGCTCCCGCAGTAAGGTTACAACTGAGGCAGAAGAACCTAAAACCCAGCTTTCAGCAGCCAAGGTGGGAGAGTCAATCATAGCTTACATTGACACTTTGAAAGGTCAGATCAGGGCTGAACGTGAGAAGAACGATAAACTCAGAAGTTCAATAAATGGCTATGTAGCAGATGGAAAGAACTATAGAGCAAAGATCCAATCTTTAGAAGGCCTTGTGGAGACAATGAGAAATAAAGTTAAGGAATACAGTGGCAAGACCTTAGACATGGAGGAAGTAGCGACTGTAATTAGAAAGGGAGTCTAAACGAAAGAAAGGAAAAGCCAATGAGGACTGAGTTGCTGAGAAGAAAGGAAGACTTGTACAAAAAGGTTAGAGAACTTGTAAGTGAGAAAAATAGAATAGATCTCGAACTCTCCACACTGAAGGCAGAATACTCGGCTATAGATCGCAAGTTAGCAGAGATGAATGTCTGCTATTGTAGACCTGGAGAGAGTGGCAGACACGGAAGGAAGGCTACACTTACTCTGGAGCAGATACATGAGTTGGCACGCAAACTTGGAGTCAACTTAGATCCAGATAATAGTGATGAGGATGATTAAATGTACCAAAATTCACCTTGACTTTTTTCTGTAGATGTGTTATTGTAAGATTGGTTTTTCCAACGATGAAAGGAGGTGATATAGTAAAAGATATGAGATGCAAGATAGAGAAGAATATTAACTTTAACTTAAACTTATTTAAAGGAGAAAAGCTATGCCAGTCAAATTAGAAGTAACAGCACAAGTCCCTGGGAAAGACGGAAAGCCTGGATTAGGCCCGTGTACTATCGTAGTAAACACTGGGAAAGATGTTCAGGAAGATATTAAAATGTTTGGTGCTGAGGCTGTCAAAACTAATGCCGAGGCTAACTGGAAGGTAACTCTTCAGGGTAACATCAGGGCAGGTCTCAAAAGAGGTGAGACTGCCGAGCAGATTCAAGCCAGATTAAAAGATGCCAAGATGGGTGTAGCACAAACTGGTGCTAAGGTCGATCCTGTCCAAGCCTACTTGGCTCAGTTCCAAACTGCCACTCCCGAAGAGCAGCAGAAGATGCTTGCTGAACTTCAAAAGCGAGCAGCTGGTAAGTAGTAGTCCATTGTAGTCCTCCGAAAGAGTGCCCTGACTTAGGTTGGGGCACTTCTTTTTACTTAGAAAATGTACAGTGTAGGAGGGAGATAAAGTTTGTTCAAAAATTAAACAATCTTGACGAAAGGATAATAAGAAATGAGATTCTATGATGCTACGTTCTTTATACACAAAGGGACTGGTATCTTGGCAACTATGGATACCAAAAAAGATGAGTACTTTCCAATAACTCTCCGCATAAACAAGACAGGAGAATTCCACTCTACTCCATCTTTAACATTCTACTTTGATTCTTTTAGGCAGCTAATTAACTTCAAGAATTCACTAACATCTGCCTTTGATAAAGCTATGAAGGAGGCAGGTTATGACAAGTAGCTGGCAAAGATGGAAGGGGATAATGAAGTGCTATCCTTTTGATGAGACACGCTTGATGAAGTGGCAGCCTCCCTTTATAGTCCAGCCCAAGTATGACGGCTTTCGTTGTAGAGCTATACCACTTGAAACTAGTGTAGTAAGAAATGACTATTTATTCTTGTCAAGTGAAGAGAATATATTTCATAGTGTGCCACACCTTAACTTGGTGTTTAGTAGATTAGGTCTGCGTGCCGAGTTTGATGGTGAGCTCTACAATCATGAGATGTATAAAGAGGGAGGCTTCGATCTTATCTCTTCAGTTGTGTCACGCACTGTTAATCTGCATCCAAGACATCAAGAGATACAGTTTCACCTCTTTGATGTTATCAATGATCAGCCTCAGATGAGACGTCAGTTGTTAGTTGACGCCCTGCGTGGTCTTTCACCTTACATCCAAGTTGCACCATTCTGGTTATGTGAGAACTTAAGTGATGTAATGCGTGCTTATGATAAGATTGTAGACTTGGGATATGAAGGTATTATTGTCAGGCACTATCAAGCTCCTTATCAAAGGAAGCGATCAACTATGGTAATGAAGTTTAAACCAAAGAAGGAAGATACCTATGTCATTATTGGCTTTAACGAAGAATACTCAGTTGAGGGAACTCCCAAAGGGCGTCTTGGATCACTGGATTGCGCTTCGGGTGATGGAGATACATTCTCAGTTGGAACAGGGTTTAGTGATGATCAGAGGGAAGCACTCTGGAGAATTAGAGAAAGCCTTCCGGGAGCTATTGCGAGAGTACAATATCAACACTTGACAGCAGGGAAGAAGGTACCTAGGTTCCCTGTGTTTGTTGAGATAGTAAAAGAGGTACCAACAACCTAAACGAAAGGAGAATAAGATGAACAAGGAGAAAGACACAACTATTGATGCACCTAACGATTACAAAGTTACTCACAAGTTCTTCATCGCAGGTGTACAGCATCATCAGATGCACAAAGTTCTACAGCAGATGGAAGTAAATGACTTCATGCAGCTTGTTCCAGAACCCACTAATAAGTACGATCCTAATGCTGTGAGGATAGAATATCAGACTATGACTGACAGCGTGATGTGTGGCTACGTGCCAAGGAAATTTAGCTCTGACGTAAGTGCTGACATTACTATAGGCACCAAGCTTGCATGTGTAGTAGTTGAACTCAACAAGAATGCTAAACCTTGGGAACAGTGCAAGGTAGAAATCAGAGCACAGGAGGAGGTGTAAAGTGGCAAAACCTGTCTATTGTTCAGAGTGTGGAATGAAACTCTCTGTTACTCTTAAAGCATTGAAAAGCTATGGTAGGATCATAAGCTTAGTCGACCCTCATGTGTGTGCAGATGAGCCGATCCCTTTGGATCTAACTATGGAGGAAAATCCTTCTGATTATGGAGGAGAAAGACAGTTTGTTCAAAAATTAAACGATCTTCCTGATCCTGTATTAAGAGGTGCTGTTAGTACCGCAGACCTCCGTGATCGTAGGCCTCCAGATCAGGTAAGGACAACGGCTCCTGTTAATATCATACAGCAGATGAAATCTATGATAGGTACACACCCTGAGGGAGATATAAGTAAAGATCCTGAAGGAACCTAATGATGCGTAAAGTCTACATAGTTAACAAAAGC